GGTTGAACCTTCTTCGAGCTGGGCTCCCCAGAGGTAGATGCCGGAAGTGCCGTCTCCTGTAGTGGCAGAAGAATCGCGAGCAGAGACACGGAGTCGCAAAGTGGTTTCAGTGCCCGTTGTAAACGTAAGCGCAATTCTGTACCAACCGTTTGAAAGACTTGTAACAACTCCAGAAGCCGCCGTAAAGGTGCCTACAGCAGAAGCCGCTGAAGTTATCGAACCATCAACAAGAGAAACCTGTAAAAACGCTCTATTTCCTAAATTCGTTGATTGGTGCGGGACGAGAGTAATTAGATCATATCCCGCTGCTTTTGCGTAAGCACTTAGAGTGTAAGTTGTCGCTGTTGCGGCCTTGGTAACATCTTGTTTGATGTAAGAATTGACAATCGTTACTCCGTTATCAGGCGCAACAGTATCTGCTGTTGTCGTAGCATTTGGTGCTGTAGATGTATTGGCGGTGACTGTAGATAGCGTGGCACTCCACGCCGCCTGATCAAACTCCTCCGAATACTGCAGCAGGTTTGTCCTGAACACACCGAAGTTATCGCCACTAATACTCGCCACGTCAGCAGCGCGGGTGACGGTGGAGCCTTCGGTGGGGATGTAGCTGGTGGGGAAGGAACCGGCTTCTAACTGGGCGCCCCAGATGTAGGCAATATCTCCATTGCCACTAAAGAAAACACGGAAACGAGCTGTCGTTTGGGTGTTGGTGGTTGTAGTTACTGTGATTCGATACCAAGAGTCGGGATATGCAATAATTGTTGCCGATGTATTGGTAAAGTCTCCTTCGTCGTTTTCGGTAATTATTTCGCCTGTCGTGATATTAAACGTGCAGCGCCCACGGTTTATGGTTGTTCCGTCATCGATGGTAAAACTAAAATTAGTTGAGTCAGAAGATTTGACCCATATAGAGGCTGTGTAAGTTGTAGCGGATGCGGCTTTTGTAATTGTTTGGGATATTATCCCCGTTGTTGAAGTGTTTTGCCATCTATCTGCAGTAAGGGTTCCGTTCGGTGCGGTAATGTTATTTGGCGTGATGTTCAGAGAAGATGTTGACCAAGATGGGTCATCAAACTCCTCACTCCGCTGCAACAAATTCGTCCTTTCTTCCTCCACCAACAACCCCAAGCTCTCACCAGTCGTTGGGTCGTGATCAAACCGTGGAGCACTGTTGATCGTGCTGGTGGTAGGGATGTATTCGCCAACGGTAGAGGATTGTTCTAGTTGGGCGCCCCAAACATACAAGTCTCGCGCTGTAACACCCCCAAAAGTGTTAATTGTTATGTTTAGTGGGGGTGATGAGCTAATTCCCGTAATCTCCAAGCGTTGCCACTGGCCCGTAAGTGTAAAAGTGTCTGCCGCAATGTTTTTCCCGCCGAATCTTATTGTTTCCCCTGCAGCACCCTTCACCCACATAGAAAGAGCATAAGAAACACCATTTAACCCTGTAAAAGATTGACTAAGAGCTTTGTTTGCAGCGTCCCATTGAACCCGATCTGCTGTCAAAGTGCCATTAGGTGCTATTTCAGCATTGGCAGTAACAGTTACGCCAACTGGAGCAACCCAAGGACTCTGGTCAAACTCCTCACTCCGCAGCAACAAATTCGTCGTCGCCGTTTTGATCAGCCCATCGCTGCCCACATACGTCCCACTACTGGCGCGGGTGAAACTAACGATATCCTTTTTGCCGATTTGATTCTTTAATGACTTCGCTCCAGCGAAATCTAGGTCGAGCGTGCTACCGCGAAATTGTGCAGGTGAAAGCAAACCGCCTTTGATGCTGCGGTTCAGCGCACCCTTGATGCTGGAACGAAGAGTTTGTGCCATTTCGAATCAAAGCGCACCAACAACACAGGCGACGGTAGGTGTTCCACCCGTAATACTCACAAGACGTAGCCGCACGTATTCAACAGGGCAACCGTTCAATGCAAAACCACGGGTGCCGTTTGCGGTGATTGTTGTGTCCAGCTCGTCTTGGTCCAGATTGAAGAAGTTGGTGTCATCCAAGCTGCCTTCAAACCGCACCACCACATTGGTGCCGATGCTGCTGGTTGTTACTTGGAACGTAACTGCCTGCGCGTTGACCTTGATTGAATTAGTGGTGCCTGCAGCTGTCAGGCTTGCTAGGGCCGCAGTTGTAAACGGATAGAGGGCCATGACAACAAAAGCAACTCGGCGTCTAGTATTTTTAGTTTACCTGTTATTTTTTACCTCTGGGCTTGCGCTTTTTGGCTGTTTTTGCGGCGGCTTTGAACGCTCCAGCGGTTGGGGCGCCCTTGGAGCCGGGTTTACGCATCTTTTCGCCGGATCCGGCGGCGATTCGTTTGCGTTTGGCGTGGATGTTGCTGTATAGACCGCGTTTTGCCATCGTTCCAGCGCTGTTGGTTCAGTCTACTTGGACTTTTTGGCGGTTAGTAAACACGATAGGAGGTTTTGCCGATAGTTTCGGGTTTGGCAAGGTTAAAGGTTTGAAGGCATAAATAGCCAAAAGCATCAAAAGCGTGGTCAACGCCAAGGTTTTTGTTGGGTAGGGACGTTCCAGGGGCGTAGGTGAGGGTGCGGAGGGCTTTGATGAGTTCGCGGCAGCGGGGGTGGATTTTGCAGCGGCGGGCGCCGGATGCGTCGAGGAGGGCGGTGTTGACGGCGGTGACTTTGTCGCGGATCTTCCAGGGGCTGCGGGGTGTGGAGACATTGAAGCCCGATTTGCGGAGGATGCTGTGGTCGGTCGCTCCAACGCCAGCGGTTTTGCGGGCGCCGCCGGTGGGGTCGGGGCAGGCGACAATGCGGCGTTCCACGCCGTAGCGGTTGATGACTTCTTCGGCGAAGTCCCAGGTGGTGGCGCCGCCGGTCATGATGATTTCGTCGAAGACCCAGAGTTCGTCGCCTTTTTTGACGGCGCAGATGCCGCTCATTGGGTCCACGTTGAAGTCAACGCCGAGGAGGAGGGGGAGGATTGGGAGGTCGCGGACTTCTTTGTCGATGTTGGCGTCGTTGAAGCTGATGGCGACCAGGCCGGAGAGGTTCTCGAAGCTGGCCTCAAATTCTTGGCGGAAGGTGCGGGGGTCGAGTTGGGCGCGGGCGGCTTCGACTTCTTCCGGTGGGACGTTGCCGCCTTGGATTGTGGTAAAGCACCAGCGCTTCCAGTCGCCTGTGGTGTCTTCATCGACGTAGCACCACAGGTCGTAGAACCAGCTGGCGGTGCCTTCGGGGGTAGAAATGAAGAGTGCCCAGCCCTGTTTGTCCGCCAACGCAGGGCGAAGCACCTCGAACCAGACCTCGGCTTCCATGAAGGCGGCTTCGTCGAGGACGACGCCTGAAAGGGAGCGGCCTCGTAGGGCGGCGGCGTTTTCGGTGCCCTTTAGTTCGATCGTGGAGTCGTTGACCAGCTCCATGCGGAGTTCGGTTTCGTTCTTGCTACGTACCAGGGTGTTGGGGATGATCTTTTTGAGGGTTTTCCAGGCGATGTCTTTCGCCATGCGGTAGGTGGGGGCGCAGTAGAAGTAGGTTTCGCCGGGGCGTTCCAGGGCTGCTTTGAGGAGTTCGATGCAGGCGAGGTAGGATTTGCCGAAGCGGCGGCCTGCGACGAGGACGCGGAATCGGTTGGTGGCGCTAAATACTTCGCCCTGGGCGGGGCGAAGGGATAAGTCGAGGGATTTTGCCACGCAGGTGGTGGGTTTTGTGTTATTAGCCTATTACTCGCGTTCGATTTTGATATTGATTTCGGGGATGCTGGTGCCCTTTTCTTCGACTTCGTCGCAGCCGACCATCTTGGCGAGGGAGTCCAGGACTTGAGCGGCGGTTGCCATCTGTCCGCGCTTCACTGAGGCGTTGAATAGACGGTTACGCATGGAGAAGATGCGGCCTGCCATGTTCTCGCGTTCCAGTTTGAAGTCCTCGTTGTTGAGGGCTTGGACTTGTTTCCAGTCGCGCCAGGCAGTGGCGACGGCGATTTGCTCTCTTTCGGCGTGGTCGAAGACGAGTTGGCGGCAGGTAAGTCCTTCGAGTTGGCGTTTGTAGAGGCGCTGGACGCGGTTTTCAATTACTGCAGCGTTATTGCGGAGGCCAAATGGTCGCTTTTTCTTGCCAACAGTCTTTGGGTCGCAATACTCGTCGTCGCTGATTCCTTGGCCGTATTCAATTTCGTACTTTTCCTCTTCTGGCATCGTTCCAGGGCAACCTTTTGGTTGGATCGTAACATTTTCGGTGGGTTTTTGCCGGTGGTGCGTATTTTTTGGGGCCAGGGGGTGTAGCACAGTACAGAACTTGACCCCTGCCCCCTCCTGTGCTACTTTAATAGGAAATGGCCCGTATTTATGCAGGTTCCCTGTGTCATTCTCCCCCCTCCCCGATTCTCAACTGCGCCCCCCTATTGAGAACCGCCCTGTTGCGAACGGCTCTCATTAATTGTTGCAAGCGGTTCTCAATAGCGGCGATCGGTGCAAGCGCCAGCAGCGGTGCCCAGGCAGGCCAGGGACAGGGCGGCCATGCCGACAAGTGGGACAGCATAGCGCTCGGCGGCACGCGCCATGGAGCCGCTGCTGAGCATGTCTCGTGCCTGATCTGCGCAGATGACCGCACCCCAGGCAGAAACGGTAGCGGCGAGAGCAAATGTGGAGACGTAGAAGAAGCGCATGGTCAGATTGATAAGAAGGACTGATGGAAGCGGTGGAATTGATAATTTTTGTTGGACGGTCTCAGGATGAGGGGAGGCGCCTCCGTTTAGAGGCGCTCCAAAGTTTCAGGTATCGCGGCGAGCGTAGAAGTCAGGCAGGCGGCCCTCGAGTCTGCCGGTATCGTGCAAGATCTCCGCGATGCGTACCAAGGCGTCTGATGCTTCCTTGCCGTCAGCCTGCCAAGCGACGAGTTCAGTGGTGATGGCGTTGAGAACGATGGTGTGGTCCATGGGATAAGAAGCGGTGCAAGCATGGGTGACTTGCTTGTTGATACTGTATCACAGAAGGGGACGGATTGCGTCCCCGTGTTGCGGAATGTTTCAGGCAGTCGCCCACCTCCTAGCAGTGGAAGGAGAGACGCCCAGGCGTTCAGCACAGACACGCCAAGTGAGCCCTGAGCGACGCCAGCGGCGGATCCGTTGGCCCTTGGATTCTGTCGCCCACAGGAGCAACAGGACCGGGAACAACAGCAGCGCTAGCAGGCAGGCGGTGGCGGTGGTAAGCATCGGACTAGGGAGAGAAGCGGTCTGAAGGTGGGGGTCCGTTCTCTTGCACTACACTACAGCATCGGGCAGCCAATCGCGACCACCCGACACAAACTTAACATTCAGTCACAATCGCGTCAGCAATAGAAGGGAGAGACAGGGCGAAGCACTACTGGGAAGGGGACGCCCTGCAATCGAGCCAGCCAAGCTTTGCGGGTGTCGCACCAAGCGGGTTCCTTGCTTACTAGTGCATCCCCAACTTCACCGGTAGGCCACCGGCTGTATCCGATAGCGAAGCGATCATTCCAGCGGGTAAGGTCTGGCCACTCTGGGTCAGCATCAGCCGGTATGGGCTCAGCGCGCCAGCCAACGACCCAGTCAAAGAACCCAGACTCCCCGATCTGATCCACTCGAAACACAGCAAACGGCCCATAATTGCCGCGCACATCACCGCCTAGGTGCCTCTCAACAATGATGAAAGCGTCATCGCACCACCAACTATCCGCGCAGTCTTCCGGCACGTACACCGAGAAAACGAAGTTAGCCGAGAAGTCGTTGTCGCTGTTGTAGGTGTTGTCTCGGCATACGTGCCGGTACTGCTGATGCGTCTCTTTGGCGAACCAGCGCAGCAGCGCGGGCTCCTGATCCGAGACCCACGCGCCAGGGTCAATGTGATCAGGCAAGGGGAGGGGCTCCCCCAAGCTGTTGAGGATGTGGAGGTCAGTGTCCAGCGTGGGGCAGTCCCACCACGTGGGGTCGGCGGTGACGCAGTCAATAGGTTGGGGCATGGGTGGTGCTCCGTTGTTCGCTCACACAATACATCAGACGCCCCAGCCGTCAACCTATGGGATTCTCACACTTCGCCGTAATCTCACCCCGCGCCAGTCATAGCAAGCGCTTTCAGCCGCTGACCCATGAGATTCTGTGAGATTCTCACGCCAATCTCACCGGATCACTTGCGCTTTGTATTGTGCTCGCCTAGTGTCGCTTGCGTAGTTTCAAGCCGCACCATGGCGAACGACACAGCTAAGCGCTTAGCGCTCAAACACCTAGGCCACGATTGGGAGCAGATCACAACCCAGCTAAGCGGACGCGAGAGACAAGCGGCGTTAGCTGTTTGGCACTGGGCCTCAATCCGTTTCTCGTCTTTAGGGACAGAACAGGACCGCTACTTCAAGCGCTATGGCGCCGCCGCAACGTACCAGCGGATTAACCGTGTTCGAGCTTGGCTCGGATTGGAGCTTGTGTGATGGATAGGGAACACGCCGCCGCGATAATCGCGGAACTAGCAGCGGACGGCCAAACCCGCCAGCAGATAGCCTCGGCGCTGATAGCTGATGACGTCCCACGGGCTACCGCCTACCGCTGGATTCGGGAAGCGCTACCGGAACCGGTCAGACCTTCTCGCGTCTCTCAAGCGCTCGATTCTCTCTTTGATCTGTTGCAAGCGGCGGAAGAGCAAGGCGACCCAGAAGCCATAGCGAAGTTTGCCAGCGCCTACATCGCAGCCGAAGCGAAAGCCCGCAAAATGTGACGCCCCAGGCCGCTAGTACAAACAAACTACCCGTGGGTGGTCGGCCTAGCTTGGTCGGCTGCCCTTCTTTGTGCTTGCTTGTTGAGAATGCGTTGCAATAGCAATAAGCCGAGACTCATGAGACTCACGCTGGGAGACTTGACGTACCAGGGGTGGGTCGTTTAGTTTTCTGGCGGGCCCACTACGCCTCCTTCTTATGACAAACGATCCAGGGAATGCTCAGCCGCCAGTCGTTGGATGGCTTGAACCCTATGAATGGCAAAAAACGCCTATGAATGGCGATTCTGATGAATGCGTTCCAGGGGAAGAAGACAGTGAATGCGTTTTCGCGGGCGACGCGAGCGACTTTGATGACGACGGAACTTTCACCCTATGAATGGAATTTTTGGTATGAATGCGACTTTCACAGAAGAACGGCTGGTGTCTTTGACGCTAGTGAATGGAAAAACGGTCCATC